ACGTTCTATGCGACGTACCAAACTTTTATTGATTAGATTTCTTATTACTTCTTGTTCGCGTTCCAAAAAATTATCAATGTCTTTCATTTCTTTTAGTTTATTCAACATTGCTTTTTCTTCGTTTGAAGTTTGAATTAAAAAATCTTGTATAAGTTCGTTAATTTTCATTATTGTGTTGCTTTTTGTCTACGTTGTAGATTTGTGATTACAGGATCTAAATCTTTTTTATTCACTGTAATCGATTGTGGTGCTTGAGGTGTAGGTCTTTTGGTTTTCATTGTAACTTGATCACCTTGGACTTTATCCACTTCATAATCCGTTTCTTTGTTTGCTCCTGTTGGCATGGGCACAGTTTTACCTGGCTTGACTATCTGTTGCTGTGCTTGAGTGTTGGTTTGTTTCAGTGGTGCTTTCACTGATCCTGATTTAATTGGACCTTTAGGCAGTTTGTTAGGAGGCACAGGTGCTCCAGACTTTTGTTGACTACCCAGGGTATTCAATGTTTTTTGTAGGTACGGAGTTTCTGTAATTTCAATTATCTTCATGTGCTTATTGGTTTCCTTTTTCCGCCACCGGTTCTTCTGAATGTTTTTCTACCGACACTTCTTCTGTTTGGTCTGCTTCTTGATGCACTGCGTCTGTTCAGTTTAGCCAATCCAATACTTGCTCCCGAAGTTGACTTTGTTCTAGATCTCTTAATTTTCATTGTGGATCCGCGTCTTGCTTTGGCTTTTTTAATTGCCATTACTGCGCCTATTTTTTTAGGTTGTGTACACACAGAAGGAGAACTGACCACACGTCCTTTACGAGGACCTGCTGTACATCTGTACTTTCTGACCATTTTGCCGCCCTTGGTACGTGACCAAATCTGAACAACTGATTCTGTGACTATTTCTGTAATTTTCATACTATACCTTGTCTAGTACGAATATTTAGCAGTTGTGGGGGGTGTTTGAATTAACCTGGAAATTTTAATAATAACACAACAATAGTGGATAGTAGTCCAGCAACTATTGTACCTGTGGCTCCAATAATCACTTTCACCATGCTCTTGTTGCCATGTTGAATGTCTGTGTGGATATCTTCCACCTTCTCCTCGATTTTGTCCAAACGAGTTTCAAGGTTTTTATATCTTTGTTCACACAAATCAACGTGTGCTTCTAAATTTTGTTTTTCTAGCTCTGTAGCCATTTTCTCTCTCTTCCGGTTATTGTATCAATTTTATTTCTCTTGGAAGATGCCTGTATTTTATGCCTCATTAAGCCTTATACATTTATTTATACTGCGTTAATCCAAGTTATCTATTTGTTTAATGAATAACACATTGGTATAATCTACATCGTCAGTTCTATACACACCGGTTTTGATGTTGATAGATTCGTCCAGTCCAATCAACATTGGTACCAAATCAAAGTCTTCTTTTAGTGTGTCAATGCTCACAGCATCTGGAAAATCTGCTTCTATCACAGTTGTCCATACCATGTGTTCTCCCACATAGTTTTCACCAAACATCAAATTGGTAATGTCTTGTTTTTCTACTGTGGGTCCTGAAATCATACGCATATTAGATCTCAACTGAATAGAGTTTTCAAATGTCATGTAGTTGCTGAATTGGTCTGTCTTTTTATTATCTTCATCTCGACCACGACGAGCTTTTGTTTTTGTGATATCTATCAGTGATAATATTTTGTATCTCATATGCTGTTGTTCCTAGCACTATTACTTATAAGTCACAAAAAAAGAGCGTCCAGTTTCCTGAACGCTCTTTTGTATTCTTGTTAATAGGATAAGAAGTCTTATCTCGCTTACCTTATTATGCCCAAGTATCACCTTGTATAGTAACTGCCGCTACTGCACCGTTAATTCCAGTACCTGCATCTGCAACTGCTTCTAATTGAGCCGCCGCCGCTACTGCACCTTTACCTGCATAGCCACCTTCTAAACCTACTACTAGGTCGTTTGCTAAAGGTGTTCCTAATACAACGATGTTTGCCTCAGATGCAATTGCTCTCACTAATTTGTGAAATACTGAATCTGCCGCTTCTGGGTTTGTGTGTACTGCTGTGTATCCAGTGAAAGAATAGAAGTCGATGTCTCTTGTTAAGAACTCTTTACCGTTTTCTACTGTTTTACCGTTTGATCCTGCTATTGTTGCCATTTTATTTCTCCTGTTTTCTCTTAATGGTCACACTTCGCTCCGAAGTGTATGTTGCTAGTATTTATAATTTTTTGGTAAAAGAGTGGGCTAAGGCAACAAAAGGGCGACATAAAGCCGCCCTTTTGAATAAAAAAGTAATCTAATAATTAGATTGCTTCGATGTCTGTTGGTTTAGTTACAGTAACAGTTTCGTTATCAGATAAAGTCTGAACACCACCTGTTAATGAACCAAGAGTTCCTGTGTCTAATACTTGACCAACTGCTTGTGCAATTGAGTTAATATCAACACCATGATTGTCTGCAACCATGTAGATCTCAGAACCATTTGCTTTAGTTTGAATGATTTGTGCCATTCCACCTAATGCATCTGTTACTTTAGCCGCCGCCGCGTCTGATCCCATAACTGCTAAATTGGCATTTGAAAGTACAATTTTGAACATACTTACTGAAGTAAGTTCTTGTATTGTTCCTCTAGCCACTGCTGTTGGGTTTGTTCTTGTTAATGTTGCCATTGTTTTTCTCCTTTTTTCTCTTTAATGACACACACTTCGCTCAGAAGTGCATATGCATTTATTTATAAGGTTTTGGTAATAGTTGTGTGGTAATATATTATTTACGGCTCTTTTGAGCTCTAGATTGTAGTGCCTTGAGCACACTGACATAAGCCGGACCGGCTTTAACAATATCATTCAATAATTGTATTGCTGGTAGATAAGCACCCACTATTGAAGATGGAATACTTTTGCCTGACAGTGCTGAGTCTATGAAACGTTTCACTGCCACTAGGTTCGTGCCACCAACTAGATATCTGTACATTGCAAGGTCTCTACCTTGAACACTTACATCTGGCACACTGACTTTTGGTTCAGCATCTTTGACTCTGCCTGTTTCAAGATTTCTGTCAGAGGCTAATTTCTCCAAGTATTCTATGCTGTCCGAACTTCTTAATTTGGCTCTTGCGGCATGAAGTAATCTTGTCACTAGATTCTGTTTCTCACGCACTGTAAGAGTGTTGAATTGAAATAAACTTCTTCTAATTGATTTGTAATCAGTATTTCTTATGCTCAATCCAGTTTCAATATTTAAAAACACCTGCATGATGCTTGGCGATATCAAACCCTGTTGTAGTGCTGACATATATCTGTTGAATGCCATAGTGGGGAATCTGCTTTTTTTCCTCATTGCTTTGGCACTGCTTGGATCCTTTAATTTATCCATTGCTTCTTCGTCGCCTGTAACAAAATACACAAAGTTATGAAGGTCTGTGGAATACATTCTGAATCTGTTGTAGTTGGATTGTTTTGTGTCTCTGGAATATGCAGATGCCAACTGTCTGTATGTAGGATATTGATTCAACAGTTGCAGTATCAACAGTGTAAGGTACAGTCTTTCTGCACAATCTGTATAGGTAAGAACTTTGTGATCTCTTGAGTCACGGGTCATACGTGCTTCAAATAATGAACTTAAAAAGTCCAATTGATTAGTAGTTGCTTGGTTCTGCTTTGTCGATTCCATATGTTGACACAAATAATTCTACCATATCTTCTGCTTGTAAAAACTTTTCAATGGTTTGACTTTGTTGAAGATCCTTTGTAAACTGTGCTTTGACCGTAGGTTTAACACTAGGTGCAGTTAATAATCTTCTCAACACTGTGGCTTGTTTAAATGTTACTTTAAATTTTTTGCCATCATCTGTTATCACTGTGTCTAATGGTCTTGGATTGCCTTGACTGTCCAATATTTTCCCCAACTGATTGAATATAGAATCCTGTTTGAATTCTCTATCCATTCCTGAATTTGGATCATCTGCTGGATCTATGTCTTTAAACTCTTTTATAAATTCTTTTGCTTTCATTTTTGTTCTCCTTATCTATTTATCGCTCTGTTGGCTTTGGTGAAGCCAGAACGTTTCACTAATTTAATATTACCTTCAGGAGACCCTAAAACATAGCCTTCGCCACCTGGTTTACCATTTATTGTTGCTGTTATATCGCCTTGTGCTTGATCCAATTGATTGATGATTGAATCTTTTACTTTCATTATTCCACCAACCAAAATCCACAGTTTGCTGAATGCTTTCATATTTGCTGTCACATATTCTTTAATCTTGATTCTTTTAGGCTGACTCACAGCACTTGCCGCCAACCATCTTAAAAAGTCTTCACCTATTTTGTTTAAACCTGTGTCCACTTTGCTGTTGGTGTAGGTGTATAAAATGTTAGGTAGATCAGTTAGTTTCATTTCGGCTATTTTGTTTTTGTTCAACAGTTTGTCTATTTCTGCTCCACTGTTGTTGACAAGAGATTTTAATTGATCTAATCCTTTCACTTGAATAGGATCTTTTTTATTAAGTGTTGTGGGTGGGATTGCTAACACACTGCCTTGCACCATGTCTAAATCTTTAATAGGTAAAATTTTTCCATCTTCAGTCATTGTGTGATGTATAACAACACCCACTTTGCTGTTGGCAATTTGTTGTCCTATATCACTGTTCACATTCACAGCATATTCAACCACGTTGGGTTTGAACATAAATTTGTCGCCTGATTTTTTTGGAGTTTGAAAGTACAACATATCTCCAACAAAGTATCCTTGAAAGTTTTCAGGCACTGCTTGTTGTAATGTGTCAAACACTGATGCCATTTTTGAGGCATACTGTGCCTGTGCTTTTCTTTTTGCAGGATCTTTTCCTCTTCCGGCAATAGCACTTTTTAAGTCTGCTGGATTGGTTGCTCTACCGTCATAGCCTTTTGCAACAAAGCCTGACTTGTCTGTAAAAATAAATTCGCCATTAGGATTTCTACCAAACACCACAGCAGGTGAACCGTCCCATTTGATTGTAAGTGACTGTGTGCTTTTGCTTAATGATTGTAATTGTTCAATTGCTCTTATGGCTCCTCTTGAACCTTCCCAGAAAATTAAATCTTCTGCGTGTTGAATTCTTGATTCTTTGAGAGCGACATTCTTTTTGTCAACTTCTTTAAATTCTACTAGTCTCATATTTTAATCTTGTTTAATAATGCTCTGTACCAACCAATTGGGTCTTTGATACTTTCAGGCAATGTCTTACCCATTTTAGCAAATGAATCTTTCACATCTGCCACCAACGTGTCATAGTCTGATCTATCTTTTATTTTTGCATGAATAGTTTCAACTGTATTCAAATCATTAGCAGTTGCACCTTTGCCTAATAACAATTCAGCAATCTTGTTAGGATCTTTAGTGATAGGTTCATTTGTATCTCTGTTTAATAAACCTGCTTTGTGACTCCATTTGAATCCAAGTGGTTTTGCAATTGATGCCATCATCACGTGTCTGTCTGCACCTTTGTATGGCGAGCCAGGTTGTCCACCTTGAAGACTCCAACGCATCCATTCAGGATCTCCAAACATTAAATCTGATTGAACGTATCCATTCTTTGCACTGCCTCTAATAGGAGTTTTAAAATGAACACTGATGCCACTTTTCTTTACCCACAGTTTAGGATCTTGTTTGTTCTTTATAGCCCATTGTGTCAATGTGTCTGCCAACTGGTCTTTTGAAATTTTATTTTGATCTACTGCAACATCCAAGTCACCTGATGTTGGTGCTTTACCTGTGGTGCCCAACATATTAGTTTGTAGGTCCAGCCCTGTAATTTTTTCTAACCAGGCAAGTGTGGGAGCCACATCTGCTTGATTAATTCTTTGTGTGGCTAGTTGCCCATTGGGATCTTTGAATATGTTGCCGCCTTCTTTAAGAATTGTCATCTAATTTTTTACTTTCAATTATTTTCTTCACACCAACTTGAAACTTTTTTGCTTCTTTGTTACGAATACTGTTTAAGAATCTTCTCTCCAGTTCTTGTGCTTGTTCTTCTGGGTAATTTTCTCTTATGGTGTTGAGCAGATTCACAGCACTTTCGATGATGTTAGAGCCTGTTGTTTCAATAAAGGCTTCTGCATCATTGACTCTGCCAATGTTTCTTAACTCATCTAGTATGCTTCTGGTACGTTTTTTCATAATTCTAGCCTGCTTTTTACTATTTACCGATTAAATCATAATAATAAAGTGTGTAGGCATAGTATAGCAGGTGTATTTTTGGTTGTCAATCTTTTAATTCCTGGTGTACAAATGCCTATAAATACATACATAATGAACTTTTTACAATTTGTATCAGACGTAGGGTTTCCAATAGCAGGTGCTGTGGCATCGGGTATATTCATATTCATCATCCTAAAGTTTATCCTGGCAACTGTAACAGGATCTGTGCATGGTTTGAAAGCCATTATTCAAGCACTGGACAACAGGGTTCAAACTATGAACAATGACTTGATCAAGATAGATGCACTGCTGTCACACGTTGAAGGAGTAAGACCTAATGTGGACAGGTTAGCCGCCAATGAGGGCAAGGAAGATGCTCGAAAGGATTAGATGATCACATTAGAATTAGCAGAAGCAATTAAACAGTTTGGATTTCCAATCATAGCCGCATTTGGCTTGGGTTACTTTGTTTACTATGTGTGGACTTGGGTAACCAAAGAAATCAAACCTGTGTTAAGTGATGCTAACAAAACATTGATTGGTCTGATTGACAGAATAAGAATGTTAGACAACGACATGATACGTTTAACACAAAAGTTAAACATGATTCTTGAACAAAAACAAAAAGAAAAATCCTCAAAAAAGTAATTTACTATTTGTAAATTTTGTAAATTAAAATTTACAAAAAATCAACACGATTTACACCTAAGACATTGATTTTCCACGAAATTTACTATAAGTTTACTATAAGTAAATTTACAAGTATTATTTTACAAAAGGAGAATACAATGTACGAAGATCAAAAGAAGAGCAAAAAAGTGTATGTAGAGAGCAGATGTGTTTCCCGAGATGACTGTTGCTGGGACGAAACATATGAACCCAACGAAGTCGTTGCTGTAAAAGAAGTAGATAAAAATTCTATAAAGGAATAGTATAAACTTTTATATTTTCAGTCTTACCTTTGACAGTGATGCTGTCAATATACTCAAACGGGTAAACTGTTTCTATTGTGTGTCTTGTGTCTTCACCTATCACTATGGTTTTTCCTAATGTTTTAGATGAGCTCTCTAATCTACTTGCTAGATTAACTGCATCGCCGATCACAGAGTAATCAAATCTTTGTTCCGATCCCATGTTGCCCACCAATGCATCACCTGTATTGATTCCTATCCCTATGTTGATCTGTGGTAGTCCTTCTGCTTGTAGATGCATATTCAATTCTGCCAATGCTGTTGTCATTTCCAAAGAACTTTTCACTGCTAGTTCTCTGTGCTTTTTGTTTTCAATAGGTGCGTTCCAGAATGCCATGATACAGTCACCCATAAACTTGTCTATGGT